GCATTGCCGGCTCCAACCCAGGATCGCGTCACGTCCATCCTGCTGATCGGCGAGGCGGTTGCCAGGGTGCCAGGGGTCAAGCCCGGCATCGCCATGGCCGCCGCCCTGACCTGCATCCACGAGAACACCGGTCTGGCGATCGAGACCATGCGTCACGCGCTGCCGGCATCCAACGAGCCACTGGCGGCAGTCAATCCGACCAGACTCGGCGAGCACATCGGACTCTCGGCCAAGCAGGTCAATCGTCGTCTCGCCGATCTTGGCTATCAGTACCGCAACGAACGAGACGAATGGGAACTCACCGAGGCCGGTCGTGCCTGGGGCGAGGCACTGCCGTTCTCGCGCAACGGTCATTCCGGTTACCAGATTCTATGGAAACTGGATGTGGCCGACCGGCTGAAGGAGGTGGCGTGATGGCACTTCCCATCATCTCCGCCGAAGCACGCATGCGCGAACGCCACTCGGCCAAGATCGGACTCGTCGGGCCTCCCGGCGTCGGCAAGACCACGCAGTTGCGGCATCTGCCGCCCGAGTCGACATTGTTCGTCGATCTTGAGGCCGGTGACCTGTCCGTCAAGGACTGGCCCGGTGACACGGTGCGGCCGCGCACATGGGCCGAGTTTCGTGACCTTGTCGTGTTCCTGGCCGGACCGATGCCGACCGCCACCGCCGAGCAGGCATTCTCCGAAGCGCACTTTCGCCATGTCTGCGAGAACTTTGGCGACCCGGCGCAACTGGCGAAGTACGAGTACTACTTCGTCGACAGCCTCACGGTGCTGTCCCGTCTCTGCCTGGCATGGTGCAAGACCCAGCCGCAGGCGTTTTCCGAGAAAACCGGCAAGGCCGACAACCGGGGTGCATACGGATTGCTCGGTCAGGAAATGATTGCGGCGCTCACGCACCTGCAGCATGTGCGCGACAAGCACGTGATCTACGTCGCAATCCTCGAGGAAAAGACGGACGACTTCAACAGGCGCTACACCCAGTTGCAACTGGAGGGCAGCAAGACCGCGCTCGAACTGCCGGGTGTGCTGGACGAGGTCATCACGCTGGCTGTCCTCAAGGCCGATGACGGCACGCCGTACCGGGCCTTCGTCACCCGTGCCGACAACCCCTATGGCTTCCCGAGCAAGGACCGCAGTGGTCGGCTCGACGCCATCGAGGAACCCGATCTGGGCAAGCTGATCCGCAAATGCCTGGGGGTGGCCTCATGAGGCGGGAAACCATCTCGATCGTCGAATTCGAGCGCTACGAGCAAGGCGTCAAGGCCACGATCAAGCGCATCCAGGCCGAGAACACCTGGCTGCGCCACCACTACGGCGAACTGGAGCAACGCGTCCTTCAACTGAAGAAGGACATCGCCGCGCTTCGGACCGCCGCCACCAAGATCAGCAAATCCCTCGGCGTCACCGCCAAAAAGGAACCCAAGACAAGGAGCAGCAAATGAACGCGAATACCTGGAACGATTTCAACGATGCCGAGCAACAGCAATCCTTCGACCTGATTCCCAAGGGATCCATCGTCAAGGTGCGCATGACCATCAAGCCGGGTGGCCATGACGACCACACCCAGGGCTGGACTGGCGGCTACGCCACGCAGTCGCCGACCACGGGTGCCGTCTATCTGGCCACCGAATCGGTGGTGCTCGAAGGGCCACACGCGCGCCGCAAGATGTGGGGCAACATCGGCCTGTACAGCAGCAAGGGGCCGACCTGGGGCAACATGGGCCGTACCTTCATCCGGGCGCTGCTCAACAGTTCCCGCAACATCCAGCCCCAGGACAACAGTCCTCAAGCTGCTGGCGCCCGGCGCATCCGTGACTTCTCCGAACTCGATGGCATCGAGTTTCTCGCCAAGGTCGAGATCGAGAAGGATGCCAAGGGCGAGGACCGCAACATCCTCGGCCAGGTCATCGAGCCCGACCACAAGGACTATGCCGCGCATATGGGCGGAGTCCCCAGGGCTGCTGCTCCGGCGTCGTCAGCGTCCTACCCGCCACCCGCTGCGGCACCGACCGCGCGTCCGGCGGTTGCCGGCAAGCCGGCCTGGGCCCAGTAACGGGAGGGCGCGTGAAATGCTGGGTCTGTTCCCGACAGGCCCGGGGGTTCGGCCATTCCGATGGCCGCTTCAGGATCGCCGACCCCCGGCGCTATCCCCTCGACTGGGTGTTCTGCAGCCGCCGCTGCCAGGACATTTTTCACCGACTCTACGGTTCCTGGCTTGCCTCGGATCCATCGAAGCAGGAGGCACTCATGATCGATCCCTCTGATGCGGAGATCGCCGCCATGAAAAAGTGCCTCAAGGCGTTCGGCGAGGCGGCCGGCGAGATCGGCTTCACGAAACCGCTGGGCGACTACTCGGAAAAGGAGGCACTGCGTGTGATCGATGCGATCGTGTCCTGCTATTCGGACGCGATGATCGAGCACCACGAAGCCACGCGCGAACCGCCAATTCGCGGCCTTCCGGTTCCCGCAAGCAATGCGTTCTCGGACCTGAAGGACGATCTGCCGTGGGAGAGCACACCATGATGGATTTCAACTCCACGGCCTTGCTCTCCGGCCGCGTCACGGCCCTTATCGATGCCGGCCTGCAGGCGCGGCGGCAGCGCGAGGGACAGCGCAGCTATCTGGGTGCATCGCGCCTTGGCGTGTCCTGCGGCCGGGCGCTGCAGTTCGAATTCGTCGGAGCGCCGGTGGATTATGGCCGCGAGACGCCGGGCAACATTCTGCGGATTTTCGAGCGGGGTCATGTCACCGAGGACTGCATGACCGGCTGGCTGCGCGAGGCGGGTTTCGATCTGCGCACGCATGACCGCAACGGCGAGCAGTTCGGATTCTCGCTGCTGGACGGCAGGCTGCAGGGGCACGTCGACGGCGTCATCGTCGGCGGCCCCGAGGGCTTCGCTTATCCCTGCCTCTGGGAAAACAAGTGTCTCGGCGGCAAATCCTGGCGCGACCTGGAAAAACACCGCCTGGCGGTTTCGAAACCGGTCTATGCCGCGCAGGTTGCCGTCTATCAGGCCTATCTCGAACTGCACGAGCATCCGGCGCTCTTCACGGCGGTCAATGCCGACACGATGGAGATCTACGCCGAACTGGTGCCGTTCGACGGTGCGCTGGCCCAGCGCCTGTCTGACCGTGCCGTCCAACTCATCGCGGCCACCGATGCCGGCGAACAGCTACCCCGTTCCTATAACGACCCGACGCACTTCGAGTGCCGCATGTGCGCTTGGCAAGACCGCTGCTGGAGAACTTCATGAGTACGAACTATTCCGACACCCGTTTCAAAACTTCTCCCGGTGGCCAGCGGCTGCGCTGGTCGCCGCCTGCGCCGAAGGTGCATATCGGCATGGTCAGCCGCGTTCTGACCCGCAAGTTGATGGAAGGCGTGGAGGACATGCCCGAGGCACGAATGGTGATTGCCGTGATCGTGCAGGCAATCGCCGACTGCCACGAACGGGATGATCGCGACCGTCATGATGCCCGGCGTTTCCTGGCGAGCAAGCGGCTGGATTTCTGGTGTGAGTTGCTTGGCATCGAGGCAGATTTCGTCCGCATGGTGGCCGTCCGCTCCGGTTATCTGGTCGACGAAGAAAAGCTCTGGACTCCGGTGAAACGCTCGCGGCGCTCACGTCAATCGGCCAGCGCCGAGGTGACCGCACATGCTTGACTTCAACGAGATCGGCGAACCCACGCCATCATGCACGGATGCCGGCCGGGAGGAAATCCGTGCGGCGCTGTTGGGACGGCTGGAGTCAGTGCTGTCCGCCATGTTTCCGGCAGGCCGGAAGCGCAAGGGCCGCTTTCTGATCGGCGACATCCTCGGTAGCCCGGGAGACAGTCTCGAGGTGGTTCTCGACGGCGACAAGTCCGGTCTGTGGACCGACCGGGCCGTGGGCAGCGGGGGAGACATCTTCGATCTGTTGGCCGGACACATGGGGCTCGATGTGCAGGCCGATTTCCCGCGGGTTCTCGAGGGGGCCAACGACATCCTCGGTCGCGCGCCGGCCGTGCCGCCAAAACGGGGACGTCGTGAAGCACCGACCGATGATCTCGGCCCGGCCACGGCGAAATGGGATTATCACGATGCCGCCGGCAAGCTGATCGCCGTGGTGTATCGCTACGACCCGCCCGGGCGGAAGAAGGAATTCCGCCCCTGGGATGCAAGGCGACGCAAAATGGCGCCGCCCGATCCCCGCCCGCTCTACAACCAGCCGGGTATGGCCTCGGCCAGCCAGATCGTGCTGGTCGAGGGCGAAAAATGCGCGCAGGCCTTGATCGATATCGGCATCGTCGCCACGACCGCGATGCACGGTGCGAATGCCCCGGTGGAAAAAACCGACTGGTCGCCGCTGTCCGGCAAGTCCGTGCTGATCTGGCCCGATCGCGACAAGCCGGGCTGGGAGTACGCGACGCAGGCAGCGCAGGCGGTTCTGTCGGCAGGTGCCAAATCCTGCCACATCCTGTATCCGCCCGAAGATGCTGCCGAGGGCTGGGATGCGGCCGACGCCATCACCGAAGGTTTTGATGTCGCCGCCTTTCTCGCCCATGGTCCGCGCCTGCAGATGCACGACGTCGCCGACGACACAGAGCCGGTGGTCGGTAGTGACACATCCGTGTGGGGCACCGAGGATGCGCTGGCCCTGGCCTTCACCCGGCGCTATCACCGCGACTGGCGTTATGTAGCCGGCTGGGGCCGCTGGCTGGTCTGGGACGGCAATCGCTGGCGTACGGAAGACACGCTGGCCGCGACCGACCTGATCCGCAGTGTTTGCCGGCATGCCGCCGTGCGCGCCGACAATCCCAAGGTGGCCGCCAAACTCGCCAGTTCGAGCACGGTCGGTGGCGTGGAACGGCTGGCCAGGGCGGATCGCCGGCATGCCGCCAACACCGACGAGTGGGACGCCGACCCCTGGCTGCTCAACACAACTGGTGGCGTGGTTGATCTCAAGACCGGGAGGGTGCGTTCGCACGAGCGCGCCGACCGGATGACCAAGATCACAACGGCCACGCCGGGAGGCGACTGTCCGACCTGGCGACGGTTTCTCGACGAGATCACGGGCGGCGACATGGAGTTGCAGGCCTACCTGCGAAGGATGGTCGGCTACGCGCTGACCGGCTCGACGCAGGAGCACGCCCTGTTCTTCCTGTACGGCACGGGCGCCAACGGCAAGTCGGTGTTCGTGAACACCCTGGCCACCATTCTGGGTGACTACGCCACCAACGCACCAATGGACACCTTCATGGAGACGCGCACCGACCGGCATCCGACCGACATGGCGGGATTGCGCGGCGCGCGCTTTGTGGCGGCCATCGAAACCGAACAGGGACGGCGCTGGGCGGAATCAAAGCTCAAGAACCGCACTGGCGGCGACAAGATCTCGGCGCGCTTCATGCGTCAGGACTTCTTCGAGTTTTTCCCGCAGTTCAAGTTGTTTGTCGCGGGCAACCACAAGCCGGCGATCCGCAACATCGATGAGGCCATGAAGCGGCGACTGCACCTGATCCCGTTCACGATCACCGTTCCGCCCGAGCGTCGCGACAAGCATCTCCAGCAGAAATTGCTGGCCGAGCGTGACGGCATCCTGGCCTGGGCGGTTCAAGGGTGTCTGGACTGGCAGCGTCATGGACGACTCGATCCGCCGCAGCGTGTGGTGGAGGCCACCGAGGAGTATTTCGAGGCCGAAGACGCGCTGGGCCGCTGGCTGGATGAACGCTGCGTGCGCGAAGCCAATGCCAAGTCGCTGACTGCCGAACTCTTCAACGACTGGAAGCAGTGGGCCGAAGCGGCGGGTGAATTTGTCGGTGCGCAACGCCGCTTTTCGGATCTGCTCATCACGCGCGGGCTGGATAAGTGGCGCAACAGCGCTGGTCTGCGGGGATTTCAGGGCATTGATCTCAAGAACCCGCCGACGCCTGCCTACACCCCTTACGCGGACAACTGATCCCCATGAAAACCCTGGTGTCTGACGCAGCTGACGCTGTTTGTCGTAACTCCGTATACGCGTGTGCGCGTGCGCGCCTCACGGAAGGTTTCGACATCCTGTGTCAGCTGCGTCAGACCCGCACCGAACAAGGACCGACACCATGACCACGACCATCATCGCCCTGGACCTGGGCACCACCACCGGCTGGGCGCTGCGAGGCAGCGACGGCCACATCACCAGCGGCTCCGAGAGCTTCCGGCCGCAACGCTTCGAAGGCGGTGGCATGCGCTTTCTGCGCTTTAAGCGCTGGCTCACCGAGATCAAACAATCCTGCGACGGCATCGACTGCCTGTATTTTGAGGAAGTGCGCCGCCACGTCTCGACCGATGCTGCCCATGCCTATGGCGGGTTCCTGGCCACCCTCACCGCGTGGTGCGAGCACCACCAGATCCCGTACCAGGGTGTGCCGGTCGGCACAATCAAGAAGCACGCAACCGGCAAGGGCAACGCAAGCAAGGACGAAATGGTGGCAGCCGTCCGGGCACGCGGTCACCAGCCTGCCGACGACAACGAAGCCGATGCCCTCGCATTGCTGCATTGGGCCATTGCGACGGACGGGGTGTGAGATGCAGACCCTGACACCTTCTTATCGCTGTGCCCTCGGGCGTGGCACGTCGCGTGAGGATCCGGAAGCGATCAAGCGCGAGGGCTGGCGTGACCAGCGCATTCTGGTTGTGGCCGCCAACGACGATCGACTGGATTTTGTAGAACGTGAATTCATCCGGCAACTGGGAGAACGACTGTACGGGGAGAAGCGTCGTGGCTGACTGGACAATCGAGGATGTCGCGGCACGATTCAGCGAGGCTGTCGAAACGGCACGGCGACTGCCGCGTGTTCGGGTGCAGGGTTACTTCAACGTCTGGCCGGCGTTCGTTCGTGACAACTGGGAGAACTATGCGACGGATGAAGCCGCTCACCTTCATCTGCCGCCAACCCCCGAGGCCATCGACCGCATGATGGAGACGATGCGCTGGGTGCAGTGGCTGGAGGTTGAACAGCGGCATCTGGTCTGGATGCGCGCCAAGCATTACGAGTGGCGCGACATCTGCCGTCGTGTCGGCTGTTGTCGGATGACGGCGTGGCGGCACTGGCAGAAGGCATTGCTGAAGGTGACCGACCACCTCAATACCGGCATGAAGGCGAAGTAGCAATATTGAGCAATATTGCCGGACAGTGATGGCAGATGCGGGGACTCGCTGGAACGTGACGAAATCGGGGTGTTACATCGCAGGCGGGTTTTCAGTATCTTTGCGCCATGATCTGGACAGAGGTGCGGGCAACGTGCCTGCATCGTTGTCCGGACAGAAGTTTGACGGGTCCTTCCTGTGCAAAATCCCATGCGGGGGGCGCGAGCCCGGCATTTCGCTACCGTCTGACCGCAAATTGAGGTTACCAGTTACCACCCTGGTTACCACCTGAACCGAGTTACCACCCTTTGATGACCCGCCCCTGTGGCGGGTTTTTGCATTCCAATGACCGAACAACTGCGCGTCGAGTATCGCAAGATCGAGACGCTGATCCCTTTCGCCCGCAATCCGCGCACGCATTCCGAGGCGCAGATTG